CTGTTACCACCTGTTGCACATGTAGTAGATGAAGAATTTTCATTATTTTCATACCAATATGCTAGAGTATCTTCTAGATTAGAAGTAGTTACAATTTTACCTACATTTACATATACAATATTCTCAGGAACAGTAGTTTGAACAGAATTTACTAAAGTAAATTGTTTACTAACGCAGATATCCAAACTGGAAGTTCCTCCATATCTTTGTAGATTTGTTACCCAAATTTGTACTTCTGAATCAGTAGCTACATAACCAACTTTATATTGACTTGCATCTCCTATGTGATTTACAACCTCAACTCCAATTTTTCCTCTTGTACTGGCAGTAATAGTAGTAAATATTTCTTCTGTAGAAGCAAAGTTAGTCAAACCGTAAATGTTGAATACTACTTTAGCTTCTCCAGTATCAGTGGAAGCTACAGTTGGTAAATCACCTATATGCCAAGATCTGAATTCATTTCCAATAGATGACCTACTAAAAACAGAATGAGGACCAGTAGCATTTCCAATAGTAACTAATTGATAACCATCTAACAAGTCAGCATCTAACCCACTACCTGCACCATCATTACCAGCATGCCATACTTTATTCCCCTTATAAGTTATAGAACTATCTGATATTGTTAAAGATGAATTTAAAGCAAATGGGCTATCGCCCCATCCGATATATGAACGATAGTTTTCAGAACTAGGATTGTCTACATATCCTCCAACACCACCAATTCTAGTTACTCCATCTTTCGTATAAAAGTGCATACCGGGAGCATGACCAGAACCTGTTGATTTTACAGGAATTTTAATAATATTATCTATGTCAGCTTTAAATTGAACGCCTCCAGCAACGTCCAACATTCTTTCTGGAGCAGAAGTACCTATACCTACTTTACCATCAGATGTTATCCTCATTCTTTCGACGTTATTTGCCGAAGTTCTAAAATAGATTTCGTTGCTATTTATATAAGTATTATATCCTTTGGCTGCAAGGTCGTAGCCTATATGAAGATTATTAGTACTACTAAATCCAAAGGAATCAAGGTTATTACCATTAGTATCTTTTACATAAATAGTATGGGAATTGTTCATATAGATGTGATCCACATTAGTCATATTACCACTAATATTTGCACTACCATCAAATGCTTGTCCCCATATAGTTCTAGCAGTAGCTAACTTAGTAGCAGTTGCAATATTATCAGAAGCAGTTAATGCAGCATCAAGCTTAGTCTTATCGGCAGCAGACATTACACCCGCAGTAGTAGTAGTGGCTTTGTTAATTACTACTGTATCAGTACTTGCAGAACCATTCACTGGATTCTTTTTAGATAAAGTAATAGTAGCTGCATTAGCATCTGTAACAGCACCAGTACCACCAGTAACATAATTAGTTAAGTTTGTTACTTTAGTTTTATCTGCATTCGTATAATCATTTGTTGAAAGACCTTTACCTTCTTCTTTCTGTACAAATCGTGCATCTGCTTGTGCTTGGCTATAACCATCAAATATGAAATCATAGTTTTCACTAGGATCTAACCACATGATCTCTTCCTCAGTAGGTTCAGTATCTGAGATCTTAATATCCTCTGGAATAGTCACGTTCTTATTAACAACATTGAGTTCTACTCTTTTAGTAATAGTCTCAATCTTATTAACTTGTGCACCTGCTTCAATACCCTGTAACTTTGCAAAGTCTTCTTTAGACATCAAACCATTAGATGTTAATGAAGCTAATTCAGCAGTACCACCTAATGCATCCCAACCTTCGCTTGTCCATGCGTAGTTAGTGCCATTCTTACGAACATTCCACACATCACCAATTACATTACCTTCAGTAGGAAGATCTTCAACAGTGTCTACAGATCCTTTGAAAATATATACAGAAGTAAATTTACTATCTACTTGGGATTTGTTATAGTAATTGTTAGCAAGATCATCTGCTACTACCTTTATGTTAGCATCAGTTTGATCCTTAGTATAATACCTAGTATCATGAGTATGAGTAGTTACTTCACCTACTAATACAGCTTCAATAGCTGCTTTACTAAGTTCAGCATCTTTACCGGGTTCTCCTTGAGGTCCTTGGAATCTACCCATATTAACCCATTCTGTACCATTCCAAAAGTATAAGTCTGTACCAACAATATAAGAATCACTAAGTTGTGGATCTACTATAGTATCTAAATCTTCTGGACTATCAAGCCTACCTTTTAAGATAATACCTGAGGATGGCCAACCTGTGTTTACATATACATCATTAACTTCATCCCAAAGATACCAATAACCATCATCTCCTACTTTGGGAGGATTGTCTGCATATTCTTTAGCTCTATTAGCCTGAGTATTAGCATTATTGGCAGCAGTAGTTGCATTTGTAGTAGCCTGTTGTGCAGCTGTTTTAGCCTCATTTACGGCAGTTATAGCATCAGCTGTATTCTTTTCCCTTGCAGCCTCTTGAGTCTCTCTAATCGCCTCATTTGCCTGTCTAGTGGCTTCATTTGATTCCCTTTCCTGTTCTGCTGTATCACGAGCTGTTTCAGCTGCTATTCTAGCATCTTCGTTATCTACACGTTTGGTTTCAGCTGCGACTCTTCCCTCTTCAGAACTGATTCTCTTTGTTTCTTCCTCAATTCTTTTCTGTTCATTTGTATTGCGTTCAACTTCAGCAGATGCTCTTAATGTTTCTGCACTAGCTCTAGAACTTTCAGCAGATATACGATTAGCTTCATTAGTTTTACGAATATCCTCTTCAGACTTTCTAGAGTTCTCTGCAGCAATACGCTCATTCTCAGCAGTTACCCTTTTAGACTCTTCTGCTTTCCTACTGTCTTCATTAGATATACGTGTATTCTCATTACTTACTCTGGTATTTTCAGCATTTACTCTACCTTGTTCCGCAGTAACACGTAATGCTTCTGCTTCTTTAACAGCTTTTTCAGTAGCTTCTACTTGTGCTTTAGCATCCAATGCTTCTGCTGCTGCATCTAATGCAGGTTGTTTTAATGATTGAACCCACTCTTCTTCAGTACCTACGAAACCATGTTTTACTGCAGCTTCATATGCTGACCAACCTTGAATACCTTGCATACCAGATAAGTCAACAATAAACTTCCAGCCTTCTTGAGTCTTTAAGTAAACCTTAGCATCATCAGGATCTTCTACATCATTAGTATTAATAAGTACATACTCACCTAACTTTACATCTGCAGTACCCCAATCAGCTTCCATTGCTTCAACTGAAGGATATTCCTTCTTGTAAGTGAAAACATCACCAATAGCAGCTATACCAGTATTAACATATTGTTTAGTTTCATAGTCATAGATCCACCAATCGTTATCTACGATCTTTGGTGGATTACTAGCAATTTCTTCAGCTTTATCAGTAGCAGCGATAGCATCATCAACTATACCCTCAATTTCTTCTACAGCTTGATTGGCTTTATCTGCAGCTTCATTTGCTTTGTTAGCTGCTTCTAGTGCAGCAACAGCAGCATCTTCAGATGCTTTACTTAAGCTATCAATCCAATCTTGTTCACTACCTTTGAAACCTAATTTAACTGCAATATCGTAAGCACTAAGACCACGAGCTTCTATACCTGTATCTACATATACTTTGTTGATAGGATCATAAGTAAACCAATGATCATTATCACCTATATATGGAGTCTCTGCAGTAGCTTTTACTCCAGTATCTCTATTGTCTACCCACCAGTTGCCATTAGAACCAATAAATGGTGGTACATAGTCATCTTTACTTACATCAAAGAGTACAATCCATTTTTCTATATCACTATTGTAAACTTTAATTATTCTACCTTTTGAATCTGCTCCCAAGTCAACCCAGTACCCAACCTGATCTGGATTGGGTACGGTTATACTTGCAAACCATTCATAATATACATTATTCTTAACCATTGTAATAGTTATTATTTAGTTCTTTTGCGTTAGCATATTGCCACGGTCCTATTTTTGTAAACCCTTTTTCTGCTTGTATTTGTGAGTAGATGTTCTCAATTTTTTCATACATCGACATACCCTCATCATTCAACCTATTAGTTGCATTTAAAACCATTATTTTATCTGCAAGATAAATTATTTCATTTTCAGTAAATTCATAGTTTTGGGTAGTTTCTAGATCCAAGGCACCACTAAACTGTGTATATACATTACCATCTACACCAGTATATTGGCTAATCCCTTCAAGCTCCTCTTCTGTAAAGTCAACTTTTTGTTTAATAGACTCTTTTGTTTGTAAATTAACATAAGAATCATATTTCCAAAGTAAGTTGTATATTATAATTGCTCTTTCCTTTAAATTAAGTTCCATATTATCCTTCTATATATAAATATCCACCATTACTTGCCCTAACATTAAAACTAGTATCACTAGACTCCAAACCGTAATTTTTTAGTTGAGTTAAAGTAGGTAACTGAACAAAATTGACAATAGTTCTTTCCATATTGTTTGAATCTCCGAAGTATCTACTTTCTACAGAAAAACCAGATCCCCATCCTGAATTAGTATAATGTTGACAATTTAACCAACGTTGTGGGGTATTACTATATCTAGCAGATCCATTATATAATATGAGAGTAAAACCATTTGTAGCACCTTCTCTACTATTTAAAGTATTTAATACTACTGCAGGGCATGTCTGACCAGTGGTTGCCGGAATCGCCGACAAACCAAAACCAACAGCAGCAGAAGGAATTCCATAACTACCATACATAGTCATAGTAGGAGATAATGTGAACTTGTTTCCATAACTATCTGAATTAGAACCTGTCATTCTACCTCCAGAAATATTAAATCCTCCTACAGTACCACCCACTGCATTTAATTTTGATGTGTAACATTCACCATTAGTATCTACTCTAAATGGTGCAGACCCAGGTGAAGATGCTGCATTAGATCCTATTGCTAAATGGATCTTACTTGTAACAGCAGCAGTTGTTCTACCATCTAATCGCATTGTACCAGATTGAGATTGAATATTAGTATTATAAAAATCCCAACCAGCAATGGTTGCTTTATCTGCAAATAATAAATCTGTAGCTACATTATCAAAAGAATTAAATTTAACCCAGTAATAGTTACCACCATCTGTACCTGCATTTGAACTTGGAGTTTTTCCACTAAACGCACCAGCACCTTTTTTAGATCTGTTTACTGCATAAAATGAACCACTGTATTTTACTATATCTCTCACATTTCCTTGAGAGTTTGTTGTCCAAGAATAACTAGTAGAAGAAGAGTATTCACCACGATAACTTAAACCCGGGCCATAATCTCCATCACTTCCTGTTGCACCTGTAGTACACACTGCACTTGTATATGAATAATCTCCATCATCAAATACTATATATAATCTAGTCCATATCCAATATCCACTTTCTGCTGCAGGAGCACTTGAACTCCAACTTCCTCCAGATAAACTGGTTGGTGAAGTAGATTTGTAATATTGCATAGTAACACTTTTCACACCTCTACCATCTGAACCATTTTCTCCATTCAATGGAGAAAAAATAATAGGTTTTGTCCACCTGTAACCCGATTTATCGGGTAGTAGATCTATTTTATTTGTATTTGGATTAAGATATCCTGTACTTGTCCAAGTTAGAGTGGTTGTACTATTAGTGGGATCTGGATACCATGCAAAAGAACCAGAAGTACCACCACTAGAAGAAATCATTTCTGTAAAAGTAGGACGTGTTGGAGTGGAATTAGTATTACAATAAATTTGTATAGAAGAATTGCCAACATTTCCATCTTTTCCAGTAATATTCTTTACTAAAGATAACACTACTGTATCTACAGTTATTCCTTCGTACACAAAGTTTATTTGCCACTGCACAGTAACATAGTTATTTGGGATACTGGAACTATTGACAGTGATCTGTTTCTTTTCTTGATTTATACTTAATGTACCTACACCACTTAACTGGGAAGAAGTTAGAGTATATTCAGTATTATTAAATTTTGTGCCACCTCTTCTTAAGTGAGCATAAGTAGTGGCTTGAGACCAATCACTGACAACACCTTCGTAATTTGCTGGAACTGTCATACTTTCATTATCTAATGCTCCTCTATACGCACTTTCTCCATCTCGAACATTATTTATTGTAATTATATCTTCAAACGATACCCCCCCAGTACTAGTTACTACACATCTAAATGTAATTTCATCTTCACCTGTCTGGAAATATACTCCATTATAAACTACAACTAATTCAGATTTTGTTTCTCCCTCTAGCAAAGTCCATTCAGAAGTACCAGATATTTTCCAATACCACTTATACGAAGCTACATCCATTAATGTGGTATCCATCTTTAATGTTATTGATTGAGGAGTTGGTATTTTTGCATATTCTGCGTAGTGAAAAAATTGTTCTCCAGTTAAATATGTTCTAACAGCATCTTCTCCATTGAAGCCATCTTCTCCATTTTTACTTTGGTTAATATACCAATCTTTGGTTACTGTTACACCTTCGTCTACTTCAATTGTAAGAGTTATTCTTGCACTAGTAGAAGTTAATGTTTTTAAAGATACTCTATTATCTTTAACTTCACATGTACCAGAACCTTCAGTAAATTTAGCTGTCATGGAAATAATTGGTATTTGAGTAATTCCATGATATGCAAATACATCAGTGTATATTGTAGATGGGTCTATTAGTATATTACCAGAACTATCAAATGGAACAGATGCGGAATAATTTGTTAAGTCTATATAATACGCATCTAGACCTTCGGCACCATTTGCTAATTTAGCAACTTGCATCTCATCATAATAAGTCGCTTGAGTATCATTATCAGTTACGGTGCATCTAAAAACAGCAGTTCTGTCAGTAATCATATCTGGTGTAACTATTAAAGAATTACCATACCCAACAATTTCACTATTGTTTGTTACATTTGTCCATTGATATGATGGTTGCACAATTCCATATGTCTTTGCGTTTAATCCTAAATTAACTGGAGTGGGAGTACCAGAAAAGTCTGGGGAATCATACAGAAACATTCTATTTCCAACAATTTCTACCCATTTTGCAACATCATCACCAGCTTGCCCATTTTCTCCTTTTGCAATATAAATTGTCCAATAAGGACTTCCTTCTTTCGGTTCTTTACCAATGTTGTCTTGAGTGGCTATCCAAGTACTACCATTATATGTTACACAGTCATAATAATAATATTGCTTATCTACCGACCAAGTTCCTCTATAAATAGGAATACCAGTTTCAGTTCCATCTTTAGATACTACTGTAATTGTACCAACAAATTTACTATCTTTTCCAATTACTGTTTTATCTTTGCCTTCCAAAGTAAAATCATTAATTCCCGAGTAAAAGGCAATCCTTGGAGCATTTGATCCTTTTGCGGAAATGAAAATAGCGTTACGTCTATCTTCCATTTGTTTATCATATTCCGCATCTCCTTCTACTCGATGACCCAATAATAATATTTCATCATCTGCAGAAGGTGTGCTACTGCCAGGCTCACACACATCCTTAGATAGTAATATATAATCACTACCTACTTCTGTTACGGCTCTCCAATATCTTTTTACATTATGTCCATCAAATTTTTGACATATTGCTTGGTCGTTTACAATAAATTCATTATACTTGGTACCATCTTCTGTATCAAAGTAACATTTGTATCCATTATCTTTTTCCTCCACTTTGATACATTTCATATCACCTAATGTAACCAAAATGTCTCCACCTACTGCTTTTATTTCATTTACAGTTAATTCATTAACTGTCATATTACCTCTAACAAATAGGTTATCTAATTCTAGATTCCATTTAGAATTTGATGGATACAAACTAGCTCCAACTCCATCCCAACCAGAACGGAATGTTTGCCCTCCCTGTATACCTGTAGTATATATTATTCTTCCAGGTACAGTATCCCCACTTTTAAATACATAGTCTTGTTTTACTTTACCGGCAGTATAAATATAGCTATCAGTAGGTGTAGTACTTTCACCCATTTTGATTACAGGTAAAGAACCAGATCCATCTGCAACTGCTTCTACTTGATTTTCAAGTTTAGATAATGCTTGATTTAATGTATCAGTACTTACTAAGGGATCAGCACTTATTCCTTTATAATATCCTTGTAAAGAAGTAATAGTACTAGAAGGTTGTGTATGATAACCTGGTACATTACCACTACTACCCCCGCCATTAGCGATTACTTCTGCTAAAGCAGTAATAGTGTTTTCAGCCACAGTAAGTCTATTGAGAGCATCCTGTAATTGTTGTAATGTAGATCTATTATCAATATCATCTATCCATTCTTGCATAGTACCACCAATCTCTGACATATCGGTGTCATGCTTAGTATCTAATGTAATGATCTTATTATTTAACACATCATAGTAACTAGTGATAGTACTATTAAGATTAGTAGTTACACTAGTATCTCCTTCTACTATCTTATTACTAAGATCTTTATAATTATCATTTACTTTAGTATCTAGTATCTCAACATCTTCTTCTACAGCATCTACTCTCTCATTAGTGGCAAATGTACCTGATAGTGATGTAGTAAAACTTCCACTAGTAATATTCTTATTACTACCATCTTGTACAAGGGTAATGAGGTCTTGCTCCTGTAGTTTAGTTGTTAGTTCAAATTGTGATATCTTTTTATTCATATTACTCTTGGATTATATGTTCTTCAATTTCTGTAAGAATACAATTATTATCAATGTCTTGTATTTCATAGAAATTTATTTGTTTTTTTAAACAGTTAATGTACCCACCAATCTTAATCAAATCTTCCTGAGTAAAAGGAAAATCTGGATCATTTTTCTTTAAGTCAGACTCAAGTTGATTATATATAGTTTCTAAATGAGGAATAAGTACTATATTAGTAACAGATGTATTATCAATATCAATATTCATTTTGGTAGAATCATTAATCTGTTTACCTACCTTATTTACATATTGTGCATGATCCATTACTACAGTTTTTACAAGTATTACAATTTATTGTACAATTACAGGTTCTCATACCAAGTAGGTTTAACATTTCTTTATAATACATATCAGCATCTTCTGTCAGACCTAACTTTGTGGCATTGTCATATAATTCCTTCTTAAATAAGAACATCATAATACGCTCTTTCATTTTATTATCAAGGCAATTATGACAATATCTGGTAAGTAATTTTACTTCCGCTAAATATAATGATTCTTCCATATTTTTTTAAAATAAAAAAGGGAGCATGGGGGAATACCCCAAGCCCCCTTGTGAGTTAATAAGTTTAAAAGTTAGGCTTTAGCAACAAATGCTTTTAATGCTGTTTCAAAAGCAGAACCAGAAATTTCATCTTTATTAACATAAATCTCTGCAGATAGCGGAGTAGTTTTGATGTACTGATTATCGTTGCTTAAATACAAGTTATCCCACTCTAAAGTAAGAGTATCATATTCTGCACTCAGATCTGATCTGAATTCAGGAGCAATATACGGATAAATAGCATTAGCACGGTACTGAATACCTTCGTAACCAAGATTCCAATTCTCACGATCTCTTACAATATAAGCATTACCACGACCCGGAGTACCCTGAGTCTTAGCAATCGTCAAATTAGGAATAGGATACATTACATTGCTCAACAAACCAGAAGGAATTGTCTTCCACATGAAAACATCCATAGATACTTGGCAATAACCAGCATCTAAAGTAATTCCCTGATTATACGGAATTTCCTTTGCAGTCAATGTTAATACTGCAGCAGCACTAGTAGCTACTACTCTAGCTTGTTTATGACTATTGATCTTATTCTTGAAAGAAGTGATCAAATCTGTTGCATTAGTAGTTTTAGCAATTACCTCATAAGTATGAGTAAACTGACCCGGAGCTTCGTGAATGTCATTATAAACAATGCGCAATACATAACGATGTCCCACTTCAGGAGTAACATCAGTTGCAGTAATTACTACTTTGTCTTCAGCCTTAGCAACAAACTCAGTGAATACCATAGACGGTTTAGAACCTTTCTGAATCGGCATACTATAGTTAATAACCGACTTTGTAGATTTTGTACCCTCTTGATCGTATACATCTTCTTTACCAACACAAACACCAATGTAAAGTGCAGTGGCAGCTTCTGCCTCAGATGCAGATTTAACAATTACTTTGTTCTCATTGAACAATGCGATATCACCGTCAACTAAAGTATCTACAGTAGTATAAGAAGTCGGAGCTGTCTTAGCGATAAGTACTTTATTTACGTGTTGTAACATTTTATTTAAATTTAATAGTTAAACATTGAGCTCAGTTTAACTTATTTTAGTTCTTCTACTTTGCTTTCGCATTTCCTCGTTAAACTAAACTTTTCGTATATTACTCCATACTATTTACTTCGTTAATATACGATTGATATCTTGGATTAGCCTCATTCTCCAAATACAACTCAACCGCTAACTTTACTATCTCATCATGAGTTGATGCTGGCATTTCCTTATACTCCTCAAACGGAGCATCAGTGAGGCTAATCTTATTGGGTATTCTCAAGTAAGTGAGAATATAATTTCTTATATGGTAATTACCATCTGTATACAAATGAATAGTATTACCTTCATATAGTCTTAATGGTCTAGCGGATCTACCATGTAATCTATGTTCTGACAAGGTATTTTGTCTTTGCCTATCAATATTTTCTACAGTAGCCTCTAGCACATCTGTATTTTTAGTTCTTGGTTGACCACTTGGTCCTACAGGCCAACAATGATCATAACTAAATATCACAGCTGTTTCACCTAAAGTAGTCATATAATCTTCTGGAAGAGTAACTGTATACTCTTCTGGATAGGTTGTAAACTGATAAGACTTTCTTGTAACCAAACTACGAAGATCATCAATTCTCTTTTGATCCTGTTCAAAACCAGTTTGCTTAAAATTAATACCAGAGTATCTGGTTTTAATAAACTTAATTAAACCAGCTGTTAACCAATATTCAATATCTGAAGTAGTAGGTTTTGTTAGATTACTATCTAACTGAGCTATTTCTAATTCAAATGCTTCTTGTAAGTCAATGCACCTCATTATTGTTGATTATTTGGTTGTTTTACTTGTAATCTATATTTACCTTCAGTAATAAACATATTAACTGCTAAATCTACAATTTCACTATGAATTGATTCTGGTAGTTCACATTTATTAGCTCCATCAGTAGTATTAAATCTTAATGGTTTCCTGTAGTAAGTCAATGTAACATTACCTAATGTAGTATATGCATCTACTGCTACTTCTATATAATTATATTTAGTAGTAGGATCTGATACTAATGCAACAGCAGGTTGCCTAATAATAGGTGTATTGTATGCAGTTTTAATAAACTTACCAAGATCCCTATACTTAACTAATTGATTGTCTACTCTAACAAAATCCTTGTATTGTTTATATGTACCTTTTACTTTACTAAAAGAATGTACATATAAGAAATATTCTTCAGTAGATACATATGGTAATCTGTATCTTGTGAAACCATTAAGAGTGGTACCTGTTGCAGTTAACTCTTTTTCTACTAATAAACTCTTAATAGAATCTGTATTTCTAGTATGTATATTGGTTTCAGTTTCCATCTGATCATCACCAACATAGTTCATCATTACATACCTATCTTGAGCTTCATTTAGTATTGAAAATATAAGATCAGAATTAGGCTTTTGGTCTATAGTAAGAGTAGGATCTATTAATTGTATCCTGCGCTCAAATTCCATTTGCATATTTTTTGCGTCCATCTATACCTCCTATTCTGATAATTGTGCTACGTACTGTGGATGTGTTTGAGTTCTTGGAGATTCAATATTCTCAATTGCCATGTCAGCAGCTAATTTAACTACTTCATATTGCATATACTCTGGAATTTCATCTAGAGTAGACGTAATATCTTGATTATTAATCTTTCTTGGGTATGCTAGATAAGTAATATCTATAGTATAGGGACCTACCATAAGATCCCTATCTATAAATACTATTAACTTATTATCCTCCAGTATTGCTACAGGTTCTTCAATCCAAGGTTTATTATTATAAGTTTCTAAGAATCTAGTAGCTTGTTCGTGACTAATAAGTTTTACTGTAGCTATTTTATTACTACCAAAATGTAAAATTCCTTCTAAGAAGTACATACGCTTATCTTGAGTATCATCACCATAAGTAATACTAGATTTGAAATTATTCATAGTAAGTCTATTACTTATAGATTCACTTAGTAAAGACAACCCCTTATCAGTTTTTACTAAACCTTCTAAGTCTGCTACTCTTTTTACATTACCTTCAAATGGTATTCTAAGAGTATTGTTACCAGTAGCTTTAGTAGCTATCTTACTTAGATACGCTGTATATAACCAATAATCAATTTCCTCAGGTAAAAAAGACGGACATCCAGATATACCAATATTAACGGCATTTTTATCTGCTTCAATCTTAAATGCTATATGTGCTTCTAATACTGTCATATTACTTAGATTCTATTTCTTGCATGATCGCTAGTCTTATATCTTGATTCTTTTTATCATCAAGCATCAGTATAGCTTCATCCATACTCCGACCGATTACATCAGTACCATAGTAATACATATTCTTATTCTTACGAATAATATTTTTACTAATAGCTGCTTCGATCAAGTATTGAGTTTCTTTATTCTTATTATTTACCCACAACAACAGATATCTTTGTGGATCATTTTCAATAAGTTCGTTCAGCTTACTTTCAACTAACTCGTTACTAATTGAATCTGACTTAATACCATAAAGTCTAAGACACTTACGCATCTCTTCAAGAGACATCTTAGTAAATGCTGAATAAGCCTCACGTTTAACTTTAAATTTCTTATTATTCTCTTCTGCTTCTGCTTGAGAATTACTTAACAAGTAGTCAGTACTTGGTGTAATATTACTAGTACCAAATGCTACTCTTTTATGATTTTTTAAGAATAAGTACTTTAATTCATCCTCTGGTTTTTCAGTATGTATATATAAATCCTTGTTACCTAACTTAATTGAATAAGTAGCCCAGAATGAACTATATGGTGCTAAATGACCTTCTGGATAACCAATAGCTTTTTCAAGTCTACGAGCATCTTCCTCTGTTAAACCAGTATATCTGTTTCCTGATCTAGTCCAATACGGACCAATATAATCACCACAATTTTTAAACTTTGAAATACCAACCCAAGGGTTAGTTCTAATAAATCTTAACGTTGCTTCCATATATTCTTAATTAAATATAGATTTTAAACCTGTTAATAAAAAATATAGGGGCTATTACGCCCCTATAAGTTATATTGTATAATATTGGCGTACTTGTTTAAATACGTGGATTAACCCTCAGCGTCCATGATCAACTCACCACAGCCACGCGGATCTCTCAACATGATACCCATCTCACCTAAGAAGTGAACAGAGTAACCGTCTTTTGCATTAGAACGCAAAGTGTTGATAGATTTAGCAGGACCAGCAGGAGAAATAGAACCACCAGTATACCACTGCATGAATTCACGACCCTTACGTACTACCTTAACAATGTTTGCTTCGCCATCTCTACGACTTACATCTAAGAATGTAAAACGATAAGACTCAAGCGGCTTACCAGAAAGCGGGTGTAACAAACGATTAAATGTAGTGTTGTCATACAACGGGAAGTGTTTCAATGTCAACTCAATACCATTAGTCATCTTATATGTTACAAACTGACCACCTAAAGTTAACTCTTGACCGCTACCACTGATAAACTTAGTATCAATTACATTCATCGTAGCAGCTTTTTGCTTCAATACACGGTCAAACTCACGAATACCCATTTCACCAGTTAAGGCTACGAACTTACGCTCATTAGTACCAAGAATATTGTAAGACAGATCAAACAAGAAGTCCTCAAGCAACTCTGCTGTCAACTCAGTGTAATAACGTCTATTAGACGGTGCAATCTGCTCAAGCAAACCAGCTGGCAAATAAACCGGACGACCATTAGTACCTTTCAAAGAGAAAGTACCATCAGCGTTACGATTTGACTTAGAGTAAACCATCATCATCTCACAACGTTTTCTCCATTCACGCATTGCCACCCATTCTTGATAGTCAGACCACAAATAAGATTTCTTACCTGTTTTAGGATCCTTTAATGCAATCCACAATACAGTTGCATAAGCTGTACCTGTAATATCATAACTCAAACGAGTTGTGAATAAGTAGTTACGCATCTTGAATTGAGTATTGTAGTTCAGGATATCTGCCTCTTCACTGTACTCCTCGTAAGCAGAACCAAGACGTGACATTTCACGACCAGCTAACAAATACTTACCCGGAACGTATGAACTAGACTGACCATCAGCGATGAACATAGTATAGCACCACAAGTTACCGTCCTGTACAGGAGCACCTTGAATACGTAATTGATATTCTTTGTCATCAAGTACTACAATAGCACCCGGACCAAACCATTTATCTTCTACCCATACTTGGATAGGTGTGTTGCCAATACCAGCCATGATTGTGTCAGCATTAGCAGCAGTAATTTCAGTACCCTGCCATTTTGCAGAGCGAATTGTTACAGCTCTATCGGTATCAATTTCAACATACCATTCATATGTACTTTGATCAATAGTCATTACGTTACCAAGACCACCTGTGATAGCATCAATGGAAGTACCATAAGCACCGTCTTTTGCGGCAAATACGTAAGAAACAATACGTTCTACTTCATACGGTCTTGACAACATTGCTTCTGAAATCTTATTCTCGTCAATAAGATCTGAAAACCATCTACTTTTACCGATCTGTAAATTATTCAGAATTCCGTTATCCATAAATTAATTTATAATCTTTAATTATTGTTTAAACTTCGTGCTGCGATACTCCATATAGAGTTTGATGAACTAGTGTGAATTCTTTTAGTGCCTTTCGTAGCACCTGTTGTCTTTAAACTTTGTTTCAAGGTCTTTATAGCAGAGCTAGTTCCAATTTTTTTTGCAGTATCTAGCAAAGTGTCTCCCTTCATAGTAAAATAGGCAGACTCAATTAAATTTTTTACACTCTTAGAATAGTCTTTCTGATATTGAGTAAGACCATCTGAGTCCGCTTTAAAGATATAATTCAATAAAGCTTTTTTATCCTTTTCAGGAATAGCGATACCTCTGATATCTTTCAGCGATTTAATGTTGGTGACAACGTCATCGACAAATTTTTGTTGGCGCTCGATTCTTGCCTCATTTTGCTTTTCCTGATCAATCAATAGCTGTTCCTTCTTCTTTTCGGTAATCTCCTTCATTAGTTCAAGAGCTTCCTCTGCTTCATCTTCTAGAATACCAGCATCTTCATATTTTTCTAGTTTACTCTGGATTCTCTTCTCACTAAACCCTTTTTCTAATAATAATTCACGAATGATTTGCTTTTGATTACTCTCGATCGAAGTGTCAAAGTTATCAAAATCAATAGCAGTACTAACTTGAAAATAATCTTCTAGTTTACCACCATTACGAACGAATTCATCAATCTTAGCAACCTCTTCACTTGAATACTCTGGAGTTGAATTTTCTTCAATCAAATCCTTGAAGTATTCACATAATTCCTCTACTGTTTTAGGTTTCTGTGATTCTTCATCTTCTTCAAAGTCTAACCCTAATTCCTCAGTAATAGCATCAAAAAAAGCACTAACTTGAATACCTTCATTATCTAACTCCTCTTCTTCAGTAGATGTTTCCTCAACGGTTTCTACTTCCTTAGTTTGTTTAGATTTCTTTTTAGGTTCTTCAACTTCTACTTCCTCTTCCTCTATTTCTGTTTCCTCTTCAGTTTCTTCAGTCTCTTCAACCTCAGTATCTTTTTCCTCTTTAGAAGTATCTATTCCAAATACTTCCTTTACTGAAGGACCTCTGTTAGTTCTTTGTAAACGTTTGATTTCATCATCAGATAGATCATCATTACTTGTACTAAACGTACCTGTTACTAGAGGATTATTTAATGTTTCAGATGACAATGCATCTGCTACTGCTTCCCAACCTAATAGTGTATTACTATTGTTATCCATAATTATATTTAATTAGATTTATTAATGTTTCCATTTAGCGGCGTTCCTAGCAAAGTTAGCTTTTTTCTTCATAGCTGGACTTGCTTTACTACCTTTCTTTAATACTTTATTTGCATATTCTTGTACACCCATACCAGCTTTCTTAGCTGCAGCTTTAAATGTACCTCTCTTGCTTTTCTTGATATGTATTCCACCATTCTTATAACTTGGTACAGGATATAGTGGGTATACTCCTTCTAACTCTTTCATATTGATTATTTGTTTTCTTGTTCTTCTCCAAAGAACATAGGTAATCCTAATGGAACTGCCCATTCGATTGGAGTAAGATTATTCATTCTATTTATAAAACCTTGCTTATCTGGTCTAATATCATATAGAGTTCGTAATACTGGGTTGACCCTATTTGCATATTTACTACGATAAGATAAATACTCCTCGATCTTATCCTGAGTAATAGGATCTGCCCAGTTGTTAATAAGACCTTCTTTTTGCATACCTCTCTTAAGTTGAATCATGTGAGCCTTATTTTCACTAGGTGTAGTTAAGTATCTATACGTGTTAGGGTTAACATCCATCAAGCTCTGTCTTATCTCATTATAACTCATTATGTTGTCTCTATCTAGTAGATATTCCATTTTAACCTTTTTACCCTTCTTCTTTTTAGTGATTGTAGGAGTAAAAGGCTCAGCATAGGACTCTGCAGTATATGCATCTGTTCCTTCAATTGCTCTTCCTACTTTCTTTTTTATTTTCTTTATAGTTTTACCAACTCCCCAAGGTATTAGATTTAATGCAGCATCAATGGCAGCTCCAGCATAATCTCCTTTGCCTAAATCTTCAATGAAGTTAACTGCATCTTTAATATAACCAGCTGGAGTAATATAAGCTTCTGGTTGAACTGCATTAACTGCACCTGATATTTTCCTTTGTCTTTCAAAGTATTCAGGAGTACCAGTTCTATATTCTGGTGGTAAATCTGCTTTGTTTATGGTTTTACCTTTACCATCTTCATATGTAGGAATAGAATCAAATTGCTCTTTAATATCAAAATATGTAGCATCAGGGTTATTTGCCCTGACACTATCATATATCTGTTTTCTCTCTTTAAGAGATAGATCTTTCCATTTCATACTAGTAATATTTACTTACCTGTCTTACCTGGTTTACCTTTTCCGCCTTTTTTAGAGCCTCCTTTACATGCCATAATTGTTATCTCCTATTTTTTAGTTTTACTCTCACCTACCACTTTATTCTTAAGAGCAGTCTTAGCCTTAAGTTTCTCTCTATCCATTGCAGCTTTATCTTTCTGAGCTTGCAACTTCTTAGCTTCATCAAGCTTTTTCTTTTCAAGAGCTAGTCTCTCTCGTTCAATTGTAGCTTTAAGTTTTTCAGCTTTTTCAGCTTGTTCAATCTTACGTTTTTCTAACTCTTTCTTATTCTCTTCAGCTCTAGCTTTATTAGCTAAATCCATCTGTTTACTTACAGCATCAGATACAGCTTTTTGTCTAGCTATTTCTTGATTACCAATCTCAATAGGATCAGGTATACCATTCATATCTTGATCCATATTCTCAGATCCTCTATATGCATTCAATTGAGCTACAGTAATCTTAGTAGCATTATCTTGATCAATCTTATATTTTTCAAGATCAAGTTCAGCTTCTTTAAGCATAAGCTCTTGTTCTTTAACTTGATTCTGCATCTGTATTAATTGCTGTTGCTGTTCAGCTTCTTGCTGTTGCATTACTTGCTGCTGTGATAATCTTTGTTGTTCAAGCTCTTGTAGTTTACTCTTGATTAATGATAGATTATCCATAGTATACATTTCAGCAGCGTCTACTAAACTTGCACCATTCTGCATAGCAGGTTGAATTAATGCTCTAAGTTGTTCAATAGCTTGTACTTCTTTAGTGCTATCCGTTACAAAGATGTCGAAATCTTCATAAGGGAAATTATCAGCTAATGTTATGAATGCTCTAGTAGTATCATCAAATATGTAATTTAAATACTGTTTATCACTATCTTTCCATGCAGCTTTAGCAGTATTTAATAACATAAGCAATGCTTGTCTTTTCACCTGATTATGCATCCAGAATAATGGTTCTGTAATATGTGCAGATTGAATAACCGAACGTTCCACGTTACCTACTAATTCAGTACTAGATATAGCTCCTTGTCTTTGTGGTGTTAC